AGGCTAGTGTGGATGAAGAAGTCTCTGAATTTGCAAGTATCACTGGTGTTGGGTATAGGATAATTTACAGAGATGGTGTTTTTGGGGATGAAGTTCCGTTTGAGGACAAGGCACTTAATCCAGCAACTACTTTTGTGGTTTATGAGAATACGGTTGCAGAAAGACCAGTTATGGGAGTTACTTACCACAATATTTATAGTGATGACTTGATTTTGGAAGGTGCTAGAATCTATGTTTATACTGCTTTTGGAGTTTATACCATAGAGTTTAGAGGTCGAACAGTTGTTCCTTCTGGGTTGGCTATAAAATCAGAAGATATACTTGGGTTCACATCATATAATGTTGGTGGAGTGCCGATTATAGAATACCCGAACAATATTTGGAGATTAGGTGATTGGGAACTTTCAATTAGTCTGATGGATGCTATAAATGCTATGCACAGTGGTAGACTTGACGATGTAGACCAAGCTGTTCAGAGTTTGTTGGTATTTCTAAACGCTGAAATTGATGAAGAACGATATAAAGAGATGCGTGAAGCTGGTGTAGTTACAATTAAGAATACTACAAATAACCAAACGAAAGTTGACGTTATTAACAATTCCCTAGACCAGAGTGGAATGAATATGTTTGCCAAAGAATTGGAGGAATTGCTCTATGCGATTATTGGAATACCCAATAGAAACAATCGTGCTGGTGGTGGTGGCGATACTGGACAAGCTGTTGAGTTAAGAGATGGTTGGGCTGACCTAGAAATCGTTGCTAGAAAAAAAGAATTAATGTTTAAAAAGTCTGAAAAAATGGCACTAAAGATTTACCTTTCAATGTTCAACTCCAAGTATAATGAGAATTTGAGTTTACTTGACATTGATGTTAAATTTACCAGAAATAAAAATAACAATATGCTTGTGAAAACCCAAAGTTATGAAACATTGTTGAGAACTAAAACCCTTTCACCAGAGGATTGCTTGACAATAGTTGACTTGGTTTCAGATGTAAATGAGTATATCAGTAGAGGTAAGACTTTCTGGGGAGATGAGTTTGCCGGAAAGATGGTAGACAATGGATTTAATCAAGGACAAGTTGTTCTTCCAAAGGCAGAATTGGATGAATAAAATTGAATTGAGTTATATGGTTATCTAATTTCAAGAATTTTCTGATAATTGGAATAATTTGAGAAGAAAACGGATATAATATAATGTAAGGATAAATTATGGGCTGGGCGTTATAGCATGGTCTGGAATTGGAGGAATTTATAAAATGGAATTTACTAAAGAGCAACAAGAACAGATTGATAAGATGATAGCCGATGCAACTGAAAAGGCAAGAGCAGGTTTATTCACAGAAGATGATTTGCAACGTAGGGTTACATCAGAGGTGGATAGAAGGGTTGAAAGTGGTATCCAGAAAGGTCTGGAAACACAGAGAAGGAAATGGGAAGAAGAATATTCCAAAAAAGCACAGATGACAGCAGAAGAATTGGCACAGAAAGAACTAGAGGAAAGATTAAAAGAAATTTCTGATAGAGAAAAGGAAATTAAACTAAGAGCAAACTCCCTAGAAGCTAAAGAACTGTTGAACAATGCTGGTGTGCCTAAAGAACATTACGAATCGCTATTGAACCCACTAATCTCCGAAGATAGTGAATCTACAAAGGCAAATATCGAAAGTCTTATCAACACATACACTCAAACTAGGAGTGAGTTAGAAGCTAAGATTAGACAGGAAATGGGTAACGTACCTTCACCGACTACTGGAAAAGGCGACGCACCCGTAACCAAAGAGAGTTTCAGTAAGATGAATTACGCTGAAATATTGGCTTTCAAAAAAAGTAACCCAGATTTATACACAAAATTTATGAATGAGTAAAGGAGAAATGCTAAATGGCTGGAACACACTTAAATTTTCCATTTGATTCGGAAATATTTAATTATTCATGGAAACAAGAACCAGATGTAATACTAACAAATATGATTGAATCTGGTGCTGTTGTTAATGACAGCGAAATCGCAAGACTTGTATCAAACGGAAGTAACTTCTTCACAGTGCCTTTTTATGATGTACTTACTGGTGTAGAAGATGTTTACAATGGTGTTGATAGCTTTACTGGTGCTTCACTACAAGGTGGAACATACAGTGGAGTAGTATATGGTAGAATGGCTAAGTGGAATGCTATTTCTTTCATTAAAGACTTCAACAGTGGAGCAGACCCAATGATGCAAATCGTTAGGGGGGTAGCACAATACTGGCAAAAACAAAGACAAACTAGACTTCTTGGAATCCTTGAAGCTGTGTTTGGTGTAACTGATGCCGACTTCACAAGCACACATATCCACAACATCGCCACTGCTGGTGCTACTGCAACCGATGCAAATAAAATTGGTGAAACTACACTTAATGATGCTGCTGTAAAAGCTAATGGAGACCACGCACAAGGTTATTCACTTGCAATTATGCACTCTGTAATAGCTAATAGACTGGCTAATCTACAACTGCTTAACTTTGCTAAGTACACTGACCCAATGGGAATCCAAAGACCCCTACCAATCGCATTTGTTAATGGATTTACAGTAATCGTTAATGATGGAGTTCCTGTTGCTGATTCTGCAACTGCAACTGGAGAGAAAGAATATACAACTTACCTTCTTGGTCAAGGTGCTATAAGATACGCACAAGCACCAGTTGATATTCCTTCAGAAATGGACAGAGACCCAGATACTGCTGGTGGAACTGACTTGCTTTACACTAGAATTAGAGAAGCACTTGTACCAATGGGATATTCCTTTAAAGGTGACGTTGCTACTGACGTTGGTATTCCAGATACAGTACTACTTGCTTCAGCTTCATACGAGAGAAAAATGCCTGTTAAGTCTATCTTTATGGCTAAAATCGTAACTAACTAATAAGGATTTGATTATATGTTTATCAGACAAGATGGTAAACTTTACGTCAAAGTCAGTGAGAAAAAGATAATCGGGGTAGAAATCTACCTCGATGATGTTAAAATAGTAGAGGGTACGGAAGTAACTCTAAAGAAAAACCACGAAGAATTTTCTGCTACTGACATTTGGGTAAAGTACAACATTAGAGAAGATAACCCTTATATATTCCCTGTTGAGAAGAAAGTTGAGAAAAAAGAGGATGTGAGTGAGGGTGGCACAACTAAGTCTACTAAAAAATCTACTAGGAAATCCAGAAGTAAGTGATGATGTTTTACAGTTTTACTTGGATTCAGCTAGTGATGTAATTTGTGACATAAGAGATTCAGATGTTGTGGAAACTAAATACCAAAATGTCCAGATAGAAATCGCCATTGAGTTGTTTAACAAACGTGGTGCTGAAGGGCAGGTGGCACATGGAGAAAATAACATTTCGAGAAGTTATGAGAAAGCTAATATCTCCCCTAGCCTTTTGGATAAAATTACACCAATCGCTAAAACACCATATAGTGTTACAAGGGTGGTATAATGAGAACTTTAGAGAAAAACAAAAGTAATCTATGGTATGTATATAGAACAGGGGAACAGGATGAAGTTGACGAAAATGGACACTATACTGGTGTTACTATTCCGACCTTCTCAACTCCCACCAAAGTAAGAATAACCATATACCCATCTGGTAGTACTATTGTTGAACAAACGTTCGGTAAAGATACTTCACTGGATATGGTAGCAGTTTCAAACGATTTAGAATTTGAAATAGACGGTTTGTTGTTTGAATCAGAACCACTTGTTACTGATGACTACACACAGACTTACACATATTCAATAGACCGACTTGCAAAAAGCCTTAACACAATAACCTACGGGTTGAAACGGAGAACTTGATATGGCTAATTATACGCCAGAATTTTTTAACATAAACATCGAGGTTGACTTGGGTAATATAAAACAAGTTAGGAAAATGGCTAAAGTAGATTATGCTGGTGCTTTTGAACGTGGTATTGACAAGGGATTAAAAAGACTTGAAGAATTGGCTAATGCAAGGTTGCAACAGGAAATGAGAATGTATGGTCTTAGTTATAGTAATATTGCTGGGAACGTTATAATCCAAAGAGTTGCTAATGGTTTTGAAATCGTGGCACTTGGATACGTTGTTTACATTGAGTTTGGAACTGGTGTAGTTGGTGCTAATCATCCACATCCCAATCCTAGTGAGTGGGATGGTTTTCAAGGATATGACATTAATGCTCATGGAGATGATGGTTGGTGGTATCCGACAGACCAAAGTGACCCAAATCCTGTTAAATGGATTAGGGAAGATGGAGTGTTAATGGCTTGGACAAAAGGACAAATAGCAAAACCGTTTTTACACAACACTTGGAGATATGTTAGGCAATCGTATCATGGTACAATAAGTTCTTATATAGAACGTGAGTTAAGGAAGGAGTTGGGGAAATGATAGTTGACATTACAAATGAAGTATTGACCAAACTAAAAACAGAACTAGCTCCGATACAAGTCTTAGCCGAGTACCCAGATACAGTTTCGGATTTTCCTTGTGTAACAATATCTGAACTTTCAAACACTGGTGATATACTTTCAAAAGATTCTGGTGGGTTTAACTACTCAATAGTCTCTTTGGAAATAAATGTATTTACTACTGGTGCAACTAGAAAATCAAAAGCTAAAGAAATAAGAAATAATATAGATGCAATACTATCAGACGAATACGGTATGTTACGAGATTTTGGAGGTCAAACCCCTAATTTCGATACTAATGTATATAGGTACACTTTAAGGTACACTGGTAGGGTAAACGAAGAAAGAAAAATTTTTAGGGGGTAATTAAATGGCTGGAATAAGTACAGCTACAACTGTATTGAAGTATTCAACCGACCAAGCTGGGGTGAGCCCTGCATACGCAAAATTGGTCGATATTACCGATTATCCAGATTTGGGTGCAACTCCTAATAAACTGGACACAACTACTCTTTCAGCAGAGAAGTTTAGAACCAGTATCCTAGGATTGCAAGAGATTCCAGATATGGTATTCGGTGCAAATTATACTGAAGCAGACTATCAAGCTGTTAAGGCTTTGGAAGGTCAAAAACTATGGTTTCACTTGGAGTTCGGTACTGATGGTGCTAATGGAACTTTTGAGTGGTCTGGTGAGGTTCAAGTCTACGCAGTTGGTGCTGGTGTAGATGAAGTTAGAACAATGAGTGTTGTTACATCTGCTGAAACAGAAATGACATTTATACCATCAGCGTAATAAATAAACTATAAAGGGGATAGATTATGATATTTAAAGTTGGTGAAAAAGAGTACAAGTTGGAGTTTACTTACAACTCCTTCAAACATCTACAAGACTTTAATATTAAGGATTTGGAGAAGATTGAGGACAACCCGTTCTTGATGTTGCCGATTGTTAAAAGTCTTTTAGACGGTGCATTGAACCATGACCCAAAAAAAGAATTTACGGATAAAGAAGTAGAGGATATTTTGGAGACAGCTATGGAAGAAAACAATATAGGAGATGTGCTTACCGACCTAGTTGGACTATTGGAAGATTCAAGTTTTTTCAAAAGCCTTCAGAAGAAAACCAAAAAGAAAGCGAAGAAGTAATTGCCAACGGTTCTGATGAAGGTATAAATGAATATGAATCCCAACAATCCTTTCTAGATACAATTCATGAGGACATATTACCGAACGCCTTGATGATAGGAGTTGATTATGATTTGTTTTGGACATTGAATCCTAAGACAATGCAACCATTCATTAAGGCGTTTAAATTAAGTCAAGAAAACAAAAATGCAGAAGCATGGTTGAACGGGGTTTATATAAGGTTGGCAATAGCTAGTGTATTTGGTAAAAATTCTCCCTATCCAAAGCAACCAATTAAAGATTTTAAAGAAAAGAGTGTATCTCCCGAAGAAGGAAAAGCTAGAATGTTTAAGATTATGGAAGTAATAAATTCCCGATTCGGTAAGGGGGAAAAACATGGATAACAGAATTAATAATAAAATAACCGTTGAAGCACAATCTGCTTTAAGCACGTTGAAGAAACTTGGGAATGGGTACAAGACGTTTGGCAAACAGATAGATAAGTCAAACTCTAGTATGAAAAAAGTTTACCCAACAATTAAAAAGACCAATTCCTCATTTACTAATCTTACAAAAGATGTAAATAGGAGTAATAAATCTTTGGTTGGTCTTACTAACACTTTCTCAAATCTAAGACGTGTAATGAGCATGATTAGCTTCTACGCTTTAGCTAGAGGACTTGCAAATGCTATTAGTTCGGCTATGGATATGATTGAAACAGCTAACCTTTTCAGCGTTGCATTAGGTCAAGTGGCAGTAGAAAGTAATAAAGCATTAGTAGAAATTCAAGCTATAACTGGTTTGGATTTAACAAATATGCAAACAGCAGTTGGTACATTTGCTTCATTAGCTAGGTCAATGGGTATAACAGGAGACCAAGCATCTAAACTTTCAAATAATACTTATAGACTTGCATTAGACTTGGCTTCATTGTATAATGTAGAGATAAGTCAAGCACTACAAGATTTACGTTCTGGATTAGTAGGGCAATCAGAGACAGTTTATAAATATGGTATTGACGTTACTGAAGCGGCTTTGAAAACTGAAGCACTTGCACAGGGTATTGATAAATCAGTAAGAAATATGTCACAGGGCGAGAAAATGGCTTTGAGATATGCTGTAATGATTAGACAAACATCTCTAGCACAAGGAGACTTTGCTAGAACAATGGACCAACCTGCAAACCAGTTGAGGATACTACATGAACGATTTATAACTCTTGGTAGGTCAATAGGTAACTTATTTATTCCAATGCTAGGTGCTATACTACCATACCTAAATGCTATTGTAATTGCTTTAACTAGGATTATAAATAGATTAGCACTATTACTTGGTGCTGAAATGCCAGAAATAGAAGATACATCTAGTGCCTTGGATAATATGGGTGCTGATACTTCTGATAATATAGATGATGCAACAGCTAGTGCCAAAAAACTAAAAGGTCAACTAATGGGATTTGACGAGATTAACCTTTGGAAAGAACAAGAAGAACCTAATGCTGGTGGAGTAGGTGCTATCGCTGGTGGTACAGCAGGTTTTGAATTACCAGAGTTTGATTCTGGATTTGACAAGATAAAGCAACGTGCCGAAGAATTAGCAGATAGTTTAGAAACTCCATTAAAGAGGATTTTAGATTTGGTAATACTAATAGGTTCTATAATGCTTGGTTGGAAAATAGCAAATTCAGTAGTTTCATTTTTAACTAATCCTATGGTTGGTGGAGGACTTCTAAAAACATTAGGTAGAATAAAAGAACAATTAGTTGGTGGACAAGGTATTAATGGTTTAATGCTTGGATGGGCTACTACTATTGGTATTATAATTTGGCGTTTCCAAGACCTAGTTACTGAAAGTGAAACGTTTAGAAAGGGTCTTACCAGAGTAAAAGAAACTTTTGAGACAATATTTAAAGGATTAGGAATACTATTTTCCCCAGTTGTAGACTGGATTAAAAAGATTACAAAAGCACTTTGGGATATGATTCCAGAAGATTTAAAGGCAGAGTTGAAAAGATTCTTCCAAGAGTTCGAGATGGATTGGACAGACCTTGGAATAACTGCACTAGGAGTTGCACTACTATTCATCCCGGGAGGTCAAATATTCGGGGTTTTACTATTAGGATTTGAAGCACTTAGTTTGTTAATAAGAGGATTGGGTACAGTAAGTGAAGAAACTTGGGAAAATATAAAGACTTGGTTCTTAAATGGTATGGAAAATGTGAAAACTGGATTTAGTGACCTTTGGCAAGATATGAAAACTAGGGCTTCGCAAGACATAGAGTTAATCAAAGGATATTTTGAGAAGTTCGGAGAAATAAAAGATAATTTTATAGCTAGAGTAGTTGAAATTAAAAATAACTGGGTAACATCTTGGAATGAAATGAAAGCAAACTTTTTTGGATGGATAGAAACTGTAAAAACCAACTTTTCTGAATTTTGGAAAGGAATAAGAAGTACTGCAACTGAAAACGCAAAGAAATATGCACAAGGTTGGAGTAGTATGTGGGAAAATCTTAGAGATGTTGGGTATGATTTTGCAAACATGATTTTGGATATAATTGAAAATATGGTAAATGGTATGATTGCTAGAATAAACAATATGATAGAAGGGTTTAACAGAATAAATGAGATGTTAGGTTCTCCTTTAAGGATTCGCACAATGCCACAAATAAATTTACCAAACTTAGTTAATCCAGCAAATGTACCACAAAAACAACAACTAGAATTTGCAAGTGGTGGATTCCCAGAAACAGGACAGATGTTCATAGCAAGAGAAGCTGGTGCTGAATTAGTCGGTAACATCGGTGGTAAGAGTGCTGTTGTAAATAATGACCAGATAGTTGAAGCTGTAAGTAGTGGAGTTTATCAAGCAGTATCTAGTGCTATGCAACTTTCAAGTGCTGGTAGTGATGGTTCTTCACCAGTTGTGTTGAATATAGACGGAAAAGAATTTGCACGAATGATGTTGCCTAAGATGGACAGAGAAAGTCAACGTATGGGATATAAACCAATACTTTCAAGATAGGAGTGGGTAGAAAATGTTAAAAGTTGACGGTATTCAGATTCCTACTCCTTCTGAATTTACGGTGGGAGTACAAGATATATCACAAGCAGAGAGGGTTGCAAGTGGTAGGATAGTTATCGACAGAATAGCAACTAAAATAAAGT